TCATGAGATACTATGCATGAATATGATTGTTAATGGATGTTACAACGTACTTCCAGTTCATGCAGCTTGTGGAAATAAACGAGATCAAATGAGGATGGTTAATATTAATCCATTCGAAGGAGAGAAGGTTAATTTTGGGATGTTCAAGGTCAATAACGAGACAGAGATTGGTATTAAGACAGATGTTGTCCCTTTAGATGAATACTTATATCTTGATCGTTTTCATATGGTCAAGATGGACGTAGAAGGATATGAGAGTACTGTACTTGATGGTGCTAAGAAACTTCTCAAACAACATAAGCCTTTATTGTATATAGAATTTAATAATAAAGAAGGCGATGATGAGTTATTAGAGCAGTTAAAGAGGCTTGATTATATTCCCTATTGGCACGGATATACCAAGTTTAATCCAAACAACTTCAATAAACAGACTGTGAATATATGGGAGGAAGCCGGCTATGTACCAACAGCTGATTCCCTAGATAGAAGATATGAGACTAACATCATATGTTATCCCAAAAAGGAAACTCAGCCGACTAATATGAAGAAGGCTGAGTTTGGTGATAGTATAACTAAATTATTGTTTGAAGATGGGCTTATTACTTAGCAAGAGGATTATCTAAAGCATTCTGAATCTTCTTGTCAAGATCTTTTTGGATCTTATCGATCTTGTGATCAACATCTCTGTTAACCTTGTCTAACTTATTATCAACGTTAGCTTTGATCTTATCCATATCGTCACGGTTCTTTTCAAGAGTGCTGTTAATATTGTTTCTGATGGCCTTTACTTCACTCTCAGTCTCACGCTGAGATTGCTTTGAACCTCTTTCTACCTGCTCAGCAACAGCCTCTACACGACGGATATCTTCTTTGAGATCATTCTTGATATCACGAGTGTAGTCAGCAGTCTTTTGACTGTTTTCTTCAATAACAGATAAACGCTTATCAAACTCTGATAGATCAGGTGCAACATACTTAGCAATCTTCTCACGCATATCCATGTAGTCTTTGTAGAACTCAAAAGCACCCCACATAGCACCACCAACGGTTGTGATAACAGGAATTGCAACAGCTAGAATAGTGTTGTTTAACTTTAATTTGAAACCAGCAATACTCAGCTCGTATCCTTTTTTAACTTCTTCTTTGATGTCCTTATCGGCCATTTTACTTCTCTCCTAGTTTAGTTTTTAATTATCACAATCTACCCAACGTAGGTCACTGTAAGATCTATACCCTGGTGATCCTTTTGGAATGAAGCAAGTACCCATATGTGGACTATACTTGATCCTATCCTGGACTACAAAATATAAACAACCTGCGTAGAATACAACCAATGTAATGATCATGACAACCCAATGCAAATCGTCCCATAACTTTTTTATTTGCAGCTTGCGTGCTCTTGCTCTATCTGCTGCAAGTATTCTTTCTACTCGTTCTTGCTCTTCAGCAGCTTCTCTTTGTTTCTTGTGAACAGCTAGTAGTCTTTCTCGTTCTTTTTGAAACCTAGTCCACACTGCTCCTAGACCTGGTGTCTGATATATTAACATCTCACGTAATTCTTTTTCTGCACTCTCTAACTGGATCTCCATCATCACATTATTGATAGCCTGAGTGTTTAGAGATGATGCCTTTCCTGGATCAGGAGGCGTTTCAGATGCTGCTTTTGCTTTGCGAGCTGCTTCCGAGACCACCTCTTTGTGGTCCATGAACTTACCAATCCATGTTGATACTTCAGTTGTTATTTCTGTTACATCTGCGTTTGCTTTTTTACACTCTTTATAGAACTCTACTCCCTTGCGAATCATTGCAAGAGCTGTCTGAGCAGCTGCAAAGGCAGATATAGGATCCATTATTGTCTATACTGTTCTTCCACCATTAGTTGATGGCGAACATCATTAGCACCGCTTAGGAACCTTTGAGCATTACGGTTATCAACTGTCTTTTGATTTGAATATATTTCTTTTGATTTATAGAACTGAGCATCTAATATGCTATTGTTCTGATAATTCTCAAAGCCAGGTAGTAAACCCATACCACCTACTATAGCTGTCTGGGCTGCAACTACTTCTTTAGGAGTACTTGCTTTTGCTGCTGCTTTCATTGCCTCTTCAGCTCGACGTTTGGCATCTGCAGTCTTTTTAGGAGTTTGTACTTCTTTCTTCTCCTCTTTAGGTAACTCTCTTATCTCAGGGTTAGATACTCGCTCAACCTTCTTTTCTTCTTTAGGAGGAATACGAGTTTCCGGATTTGGTTCTCTAATCAAAGAAGTTACTGAAGTTGGAGATGTTGTTGATGGAGGTGTGATAGCCTTACTCACTTCACTATCTTTTATTTCTTGCTGCATATCCTTAGAAGAATCAGTACTGGCTTTGGTTTTAATATATGCTGAATTATATCCAGAACATCCACGATCATATAATGGGTCTAAGGAACACTGCTGGTTGTAGTATGCTGTTGTGTATCCAGGACAGCTGGAGTCATATAGAGGGTTTATATTACACTGTTGTGTATAATAAGCCTGTTGATATCCAGAACAACTAGGACTGTATAGTGGATTGATCGAGCATTGCTGTTCTTGATAAGCTGCTTGGTAGCCATCACAGCTAGGACTGCTTAACGGATTAGAAGTACATTGATCCATTGAGTATACTGGTTTAGAATATGCATTACGTACATTAGGACCGTAATTACCTCCCCAGAAGCCAGCATCCATACCTGTGATACTCATGGTAAAATTACCCATGTTAGCTAGATCGTAAGGACTATTAAATCTTTGTTGTGTATCAACACTCTGCCAGTTTGGATTATAAGCACTATTGCCATCTGCAGCATTTTTAGAACCTAGACCGTAAAACTTTGAATATAATGAGATTCCTGTACTACTTGTGATGGTAATAGTGGAGTTCAATGTATCCTGCTTGGAATTACTAGTACAACCAGATCCAATTTGTTGACCGCAGTTGAATCGGTATTCAAACCCATAATCAAATCCATGAATCTGAATACCTGTACCTTGAAGTGCTTGGTTGATAGCATAGGTCTGAGCTATAGTACCACTCTGAAAACTAAATGTATAGCCTGGACCACCGTTGCCATCAATGCCACCAGCCATACCAGATCGAGTCCAACCCGTGGCATTACCATCAAGCTCACCGTTGATCAATCCATTTGGACCAACGGTTAGATCGGTAGCAAAGGCATTGAAGGCTACTATAGCCAGCAAAGCTAAGAGTTTTTTCATTACTCTTTACTCTTTACTTTTTGTGGTTGACGTTTAGGATTAGCTTCCCAAATCTCTTTAGCCTCTTGACCAATCTTACCATCAACAGGACAAGGTGTACCAGCATTCATCATTGCTGAGAATACTCGTTCATCTTGACAGAGAGTTGCTACAGCAGCTACCTTCATACCCATGTCATAGAGGTATTTGCTCAATTTAAGTCGTTCGCAGTTTTTATCTACGAATGTTGAACCAATAGCAACACCTAGGATTTGAGTCTGAGCTGCTCCGGAAACACCAACAGCACATAGATCGCTGTTGAGGCTGTTGATACCAGGGGCAATTGCTGTTGGGGGTGGTGATTTTATAGTTGTTGTAGTCTCAGATGTGCTTCTTGAAGTCGAGTCAGTTACAATAGGATCTGCTGCTACTGCATGGGATGAAAGCATAACAAAAAGCACCAATAAAGGTAACTTTTTGAACATTTGAATTTCCTTATTTTTGTTTGATTGTTGTTTTTAATGCATCAGCGAAAGTGGCAACGTTTTTATCTGCTTGTCTTAGCCAGGGTGCCCAAAAGCCATTGGTCAAGTTGTTCAAGGCCTTTGAATAGTGATTCCAACCATTATGCTTCAAATCAACGAATTCACAAAAAAACTGTTGATTTTTGACTACTAAATCATCTATAGTTGGCATTACAGGAGTATGGTATAACATATCCTACCTTTTTAAAGTTACTACTAGTATTTATCTAATATATGAAAAAAGTTTACATCTTCGACGTTGATGGTACTCTTACAGATAGCAGAGAACCTATTGATCCAGTTTTCCGTGAATGGTTTAAGCAGTGGATTAAACAAGGTAGAAAAGAAGTATACCTTGCTTCTGGTAGTGATTATCCTAAAACCCAAGAACAGATGGGAAATGATATATTAGAATCGGTCAACGCAGTGTTTTCCTGCGCTGGCAATGCTATTTATTCAAAAGGAATCCTGAAGTATTCTAGTAAATGGACACTTAAAGACCCTCAAATTCAGTGGTTAAATGAGCAACTATTTAAGAGCCTCTTTGTTGGTAAATCAAGTCGTCATATAGAGAATCGTATAGGTCTTGTTAACTTTAGTGTTGTAGGTCGAGCTGCTGACAAGGAACAGCGTAAAAAATACGTAGAATTTGACCGTCAATATAAAGAGCGTAAAAAGATAGCAGAGGCGTTTAATACTAAGTTTGGTGATATTGCTGTTGCTCAGGTAGCTGGTGAGACTGGTATTGATATTATGGAACCTGGTAAGGACAAAGGCCAGATAGCACAATACTTCACAGAACCATTTGTTCATGTTCACTTCTTTGGAGATCAGATGGAATATGGAGGTAATGATTTCCCTCTGGGTATAGCTTTAAAGGAAGCATATATACACATGAAACAGAGTAAGGCGACCACAGTGAAAGTGAAGAACTGGAAAGATACTTGGAATTATTTACAGAAAATGGAGAATAAATAATGAAAGCAACAAACTCTTTCAATATGAAGAAAGAAACTAAGCGTATACTTGCTACCTGTGATAAAGATAGACGTGGGTTAGTTAAGAACATGATGATTAGTGCTCAGCTTGCCTTTGAGAAAGCTAAACGCGAATCATCAAAACAATCTAAGAATGTAAGTGGTGATGAATAATGGAAACTAATGAGTTATCAGTGAATGCCAAAGGTGGCACAGAGTTGATGTTGGAATCGTTACATAACAACGTTCCTAAAGATCTACTTGACTATTTCCAAATCATTCCTTCGAGAGTTAGAGAAGTTGATGATACTAAAATCAAGATCTACTGGTTACATGACTTACCAGGTGATCCTGAGTCAGAACATCTGAGACAAGGTGGATGGAATCGATTCGATAAACTTGTATTTGTCTCTAATTGGCAAATGCAAGCATACCAAAAACACTACGGACTTCCATGGCACAAGTGTGTTGTACTGCACAATGCTATTGAACCTATTCCAGCTGTAGAGAAATCCAAAGATAAGATCAAGTTAATATACCACACCACTCCTCATCGTGGTCTGAATATACTTGTACCTGTTTTTGATCAACTATCCAAAGAGTTTGATAACATTGAGCTAGATGTATACTCTAGTTTCAAGATCTATGGATGGGAGCAAAGAGATGAACCCTACAAAGAGTTATTTGATCTATGCAAGCAACATCCAAAGATTAACTATCACGGTACGGTCTCTAATGCAGATATTAGGTCTGCACTTCAACAAGCACACATCTACGCTTATCCAAATATCTGGCAAGAGACATCATGTATCAGTATGATAGAAGCTATGTCAGCTGGTTTGTTCTGTATACATCCTAACTATGCTGCTTTGTATGAAACTGCATCTAACTGGACCTGGATGTATCAATGGCAGGAGAATCAGAGAGATCATAGTAAGTTATTTTATGAGTTGACTCGAAACGCTATTCAATTGTATAATCATGAAGATTCACAGAGTACTCTGAATGCTCAAAAAGCATACATTGACGCTTTCTATGGATGGCAAAATAGAAAACAGCAGTGGATCGGACTTCTCACATCAATGCTCAAAGAGCACAGAAGAATTGACTACCAACCAAAATGATAATCGTAGACTTCAATCAGGTTTGTATTTCTAACCTGATGGCGCAAGTGGGTAACCACACTGACCTAGTAGTAGAAGAGGATCTTGTTAGACATATGATCCTCAACTCTCTTCGTTTATACAAACAGAAGTTTGGAAGAATATACGGTCAGATGGTTATCGCATGTGATGATAAGAACTACTGGCGCAAGCAGATCTTCCCTTACTATAAAGCTGGACGTAAGAAAAGTAGAGAAGAGAGTGATATTGATTGGGCTGGTATGTTCGAGGTCTTGAATAAGATTCGACAAGAGGTTAAAGATAACTTACCCTATACTGTTATCCAAGTAGAGAACTGTGAAGCTGATGATATCATTGCTACTCTGTGTGCATTCATTCCAGAGGATATTATAATACTATCTGCTGATAAAGACTTTATTCAACTACATAGAGATAATATCATTCAATTTGATCCTATCCGAAAACGAAACGTCCAGGTTGAGAATCCAGCTAGATACCTTAAAGAGCTTGTGATTAGAGGTGACTCTGGTGATGGTGTTCCTAATGCTCTATCTCCTGACAATAGCTTTGTAGATGGAATTAAACAGAAACCGGTCCGTAGTAATAAGTTGGATATATGGTTAGATATGAACTGGGACCAGTTAAGAGAAGTTCCTGAGCTCAGGGATGGTATAGATAGGAACAAGAAGCTGATTGATTTGTTTGAGATTCCTTTGGATATCAAACATAGAATAGGTGATGAATATACAGCTCAGACAAGTACCAAGAAGAATGTTGATATACTTGGTTATTTACAGAAACATAAACTTAAATCATTGATCGAGAATATTAATGACTTCATATAGGAAATTGAAATGAAACTCGGATTAGCTGAAATACTTAAAAAGGCTTCTGAAATAGAGAAGAAGGCTGACAAGATAGAGTGGATTCGAAGAAACGACTCACCAGCACTCAGAGCTCTGTTAAAGTATGCCTTTGATCCTAAGGTAAAGTTCTTGCTACCTGAAGGTGCTCCTCCATATAAACCAAATGAGTTACCAGACTTACAAAGTGTACTGTATAGTGAGCTTCGTAAGTTATATCTATTCATCGAGGGTGGTAATGATAACCTGAAGCCAACACGAAGAGAGTATCTGTTTATTCAATTACTAGAGAATTTGGATAAGGAAGATGCAGAGCTTATCGCTGCAGTAAAAGATAAGAAAGTACCTTATAAAGGTATCACCAAGAAGTTTGTTGATGAAATATATCCTGGACTACTAGAGGGTTAAAATGGGTAAGACGAATAAACAGTTTCGTTCACTTGATGAGAAACAACACCATGTTGCGAAGGCAATCAAGAAAGAAGTCACTGATCGATCTGTTAGAACAATAGACAGAGCACTTAAAAATAAAAGATATGAACAGTTCTATGATGAACTAGATAATCAGAGAGAAGAGGAGTATCAAGATGAAAGATAATTGGTTTTGGCATAGTAGTTTTATGGCATGGGTTGAAGGTGCACTCCTCGACCTCACTAACTGGGTTTGGAATAAGAGACACTCTAGTCCTCCAAAGAAGGCTGTCGTGAAGAAAGATCCAGTACTAGAACAATCAAAAGAGCCGCCACCACCAAAGAAAGCTCCAGCTAAGAAAGTTGCTAAGAAAGCACCAGCTAAGAAGACTACCTGGACAGCCAAGTAATGCCCATTTATAAATTTAGAGATAGAGTCAAGGATGAGATATATGAAGTTAGTCTTCGTATATCCGATTACGAGTCTTACTTGGTTGGTAATCCTAATGTAGATCGATACTTTGATGTCGGTGATGTTCCTGCCACTGTTAGTGGTGTAGGTGGTATCAAAACTGATAGTGGATTCAAAGAAGTACTCTCAAAGATATCTGATGCTCATCCTAATAGTCAGCTATCAGATCGTCACGCAACTAAATCTATTAAGCAAGCTCAGACTGATCAAGTCTTCAACAAACACTTTGGCAAATAATTTTGAGAACAAAATACTTCGAGCATAAGCCCCTTCCTAAGATAGAAATTCCAAGAAAAGAAATAGATGGTAAACGATATTATGTAACTCCTAACGGTGATGCATATAGATCTGTTACTACTGTTCTTTCTGAACTATCTAAGGAAGGTATAGCTAAGTGGAGAGAGAAGGTCGGTCACGAGGAAGCTAACCGTATATCAACCAAAGCATCCACAAGAGGAACCAAGCTTCACAACATGATGGAAGACTATGTTGGCAATGTTGAAGACTTTGCTTTGAACAAAATGCCAACAACAACCGCATTATTCCTGGATTTACAACCAATTGTTGACTTAAATGTTCAAGAAGTGTATGGTATCGAATATCCGTTGTACTCAGATAGATTGAGAGCAGCGGGTACTTCTGATTTGATTTGTTTGTACAATGGTAAACCAACCATACTTGACTATAAGACTGCAAACAAAGCTAAACAGGAAAAGTGGATCAATAACTATTTCATTCAATCGACTGCCTATTCTATAATGGTCAAAGAAAGATATGATATTGATATTGAGCAGATTGTTATTATGATTGCGGTTGATAATGATCAACCCCAAGTTTTTGTGAAAGATCCAAATGACTTCATATCTGAGACTACTCGTATTTTTGATACCTATTAGTGTTTGGGCTGGTGACAAAGAAAAAGTTGATCACAAGGAAACCAAGAGCACTGTCATAATGGAAGACGTTATTGTTGAACGAACTGTGATTCGTACAACCAAACAAAATCCAAAGGAAGAGCCCGATAATTACGATAACGATCGTGATTTTATGAAGAATGCGGCTAAAATGCTTCCAACTATCCTTCTTAATTTAGTATTGTATCGCTGAAAAGCCGCATGAAATGTAGCTGTTGACTTAATTTCCGTTATTGTTTAAGATGGTCAATGTAGTAATTTGATTTGTTAACTAAATTATGGAGAAACACATGACTGCAACTATTAATGCAAAAGAAGTCCTTTCGACTTATGGTATCAAGACTGACTCTGTTGTAAGAGCAATTCAGCAAGTTGGAGAGGATATTGGTTTATCAGCTGATCCTCTTGGCTATGCTAACTCTATCATCTCTGATCTAGGTGGTTCTGATCAGTATGACCTCGCTTCAGCTCGAGTACTTGCTAAGGCTCTTGTTGAACAAGCTATCAAGCAAGATAGCTATGATGCATCATCTGCATCAATGACTGCTGACGCCAAGTTAGCTAAGATCAAGACGGACATGCCTTATGTGTTCGCTGAATCTGAGAGTGGTCCTACTACCACTTCGTTTAAGTCTAAGGCTAAGCCAGCTAAGACTAACGACAAGAAAGGCAAAGCCAAAGCTATCTTTGATGCTAACAAAGATAAAGCTAATGGTGAGATTGCTGGTTTGATCTCTAAAGAGTTAGAGATTACGTATGCTAATGCATACTACTATGTCTCACGAGTATTCAAGCGTTAATTTGTTGGCCCGACTTCGGTCGGGCCTTTTTTATTGGAGAAACGAATGAGATGGATAACATTATCTGATCGATATAATAAATCCCTTACTTTCAATAGAGATACCATCACTCACGTTACAGAGTCTGAAAGTGAATTTAATGACTCACTAACAGTTGTGTACATGGTTGGAGGTGGATGCGAGGTTGTTAAGGAGTCCTATATAGAAGTGTTAGGGATGCTTAAAGCCGGAGAGTAAATGGAAAAAACGTATCGCAGTATTTTTATTAGTGATGTTCATCTGGGTACCAGAGATTGTAAGGCGGAAGCACTAAACAATTTTCTAAAACATCATACCTGCTATACGTTGTATCTTGTTGGTGATATAATTGATGCGTGGAAGATCCAACAGAATCGTTGGAAGTGGAAACAGTCACATACTAATGTTGTAAGACGTATTATGGGTCATGCTAAGCGTGGTACTCGTGTTGTATACGTTGCAGGTAATCATGATGAGTTTTTACGTCCTCTCATACCATATGGTATTGGTTTTGGATTGATTGAAGTTGTTAATCAAACAGAACATATTGGAGCGGATGGTAAGCACTACTTGGTTGTTCATGGTGATCTCTTTGACGGTATAACACGACTAGCCCCTTGGCTAAGCTTCTTAGGAGATAGAGCTTATGACTTTGTTCTCAGTCTTAACAGCAAGTATAATTGGTTACGCCATCGCATGGGCTTTGGTTATTGGAGTCTATCTAGGTTTCTTAAGCATAAAGTTAAGAAAGCTGTGGATTTTATGTTTCAGTTTGAGCGTAATCTTGTTGGCTATTGTAGAAAGCGCGGCTTTGATGGAGTGATATGTGGTCACATTCATCACGCAGAGATAAAAGAAATCAACGGTGTAGTATACATGAATGACGGTGACTGGGTTGAAAGTATGACAGCGTTAGTAGAACATCATGATGGTCGTTGGGAGATAGTAACATGGACCAAGGAGGCGGATGATGTGGTTGATGGTAATACTAGCAGTAAGTCTAACGGATCCAAAAGACGTACCAGGAAAAGTAACACTGGAGTTCCCGGATCAACAGAGTTGTGAGAACGCACTACACACATTAACATACAAATTGAAATTTGATTCATTTAAAGTGACTGCACAATGCGTAAAGAAACAATTCTAATCATTACAGACAACTTACCGGATCAAATCAATGGCGTTGTTACGACCTACAAGAATATTGAGGCATGTGCAGTTCTGGACGGCTATCGTGTTGTATACCTTGATCCCAGGCAGTTCATATCTTTTGGTGCTCCTGGCTACCCTGAAATTAAGTTTGCCATCCCGTGGCGCATCGGCAAAAAGATTCAAGAGATGGATGCGGATTATATCCACATCGCCACGGAAGGTCCTATTGGTCTTGCTGCTCGACTTTATCTTGACATCAAGCGGATTAGCTACAATACTGCTTATCATACTAAACTACCTGAAGGTCTAAAAAAGATAGTTGGTATTCCAGAATCATGGACATGGTGGTATGTTAGATGGTTTCATAAGCACAGTGGAAGAGTACTAACTACAACTTCGAGTATGGTTAAAGAGTTAGAAGATCATGGTTTCTCTAAAGTAATTCCATGGACTAGAGGTGTTGATAGAAAGATATTTCATCCTCAACCAATTACTTCTCAACGTACCATACTTCTTTGTGTTAGTCGATTAAGCAAAGAAAAGAACCTAGAAGCATTTTGTGAGTTGGATTATCCCAATGCAACAAAGATATTAGTGGGAGATGGTCCTTATCGAGAAGAGCTTGAGTCTAAGTATCCTTCTGTAATATTTCCAGGATATAAGACAGGTCACGAGCTAGCTAGTTACTATGCACAAGCTGATGTGTTTGTGTTTCCTAGTCGATGGGAGACGTTTGGAATAGTGATGATAGAAGCTATGGCATGTGGTACTCCTGTTGCTGCTTATCCTTGTCACGGACCACTAGATGTCATTGATCCGGGTATCACTGGTTATATGGATGAAAATCTCAAACTGGCTATTGATAAGTGCCTGGAATTAGATCGTAAGAATGTGTTAGCTGGTAGTAATGCCTGGAGTTGGAGTTCTGCTTGGAGAATCTTTATCGATAACCTCAAAGCAATTTTCTAAGTGAGGAGTGAATATGAAAGAAGTAAGAGATATTATGAACAGAGTAAAACAATTGCAAGAGTTCAATGTAGTTGTTCAGGTTCCAGATGACTTTGCCTTCTATGGCACTGTTCCATTTGACTTGAAGATCAACAAGGAAGGTATTGCATCAGTTAAAGTGTTGGCTCTCAACTTAGCCGAAGCGAAATCAAAAGCCAACGAGTACTTTGCCAATGGGACGCAAGAAGAAAGTTAGAGAAGAGAAGGAATGTCCTCGCTGTGGTACTAAACATATCAAGCGAGGCATTTACTGTAGCTATAGTTGTGCTAACGTCCGAGATCATTCTGATGAGGACAAACTAAACAAATCAATTGCCGTTGCGGCATATCATAAGACTGATGATGCAGAGGAGCATAAGTGGAAGCTTTCCCACATTGCAAGATCAGCTCGTCAATATCAAACAGATGTAACAGTTGTAATGCCTACACTAGAGGATATGGAGCCTCCACTTCCTCCAATAGAGTATGAAGAACAGTACCGTGATCGAGTACATGGAAAGGACATTTGGTTCGATGTGGAATAAACTATTCAAAAAGAAAGTTGTACTTAACTGCTATACATCAAACAAGAGTGCTTATGATTTATTCAGTATTAATTATACTAAGAACTTTATTCCTGAATGGTGGAAAAAGGTTCCCAAGGCATATAGGTATGGTGATAATTTCCATGACGCTCCTACAATAAAAACCTGTCCAGGGTTTATAGATTTATATAAGAAGGGAGTAATGGTTCCTTTGTGGAGTGATCTCGAGATACAAAGTAATAGAGATGATTACAAATATCAGTTTGCCGATCAACATTCATCAATCGATTACAACCACCCGGATGCAATAGGATCAGTTGTACATACTATGGATGTTCATAGTATTAAGCTAACATCACCATGGTTATTTGAATGTAGTCATGATATTGAATGGTTATATGTTAGTCCTACATGGAATACAGAGACAATGGATATACATACTGTTCCTGGTATTGTAAAATTCAATCATGCAATCAGATCAAATATTAACTTAATGATTAGAAAAGGACTGGACCATAACGTGTCTCTGAGTGCAGGTACTCCCATCGTTCAGATAGTCCCTCTTACAGACAGGAACATTGAAGTGAAGTGTCATTATATCTCACGGGCAGAGTTTCACGATCGTGAGGTGAGTATGAGTCCGTTCTTCTTTAGTAGCTACAAGAAAGTATCTAAGTTAAAAGAAAAGCAACAGAAAAAGTGTCCATTTCACCACTAAATATGCGGTTGAACAAATTGTTGACCTAAATTCCTTTTTGCTATATGATGTTCTTAATGGTTAATTAAGGAGAAAACATGATTGATCGAGCAAATACATCGTGCCAGATCCTTGCGCACGAAGCTAAGGAATCTTACATTGAACTCATCTATGATGATTACATAGACGACTTCATGGCTGGATATCAGCAGTTGCAATACTCTGAACAATCATATGACAACGATGCATCTTTTTATGGAGAAAAGCAATGAAACCAATTAGCTCTTATGTAACTCCAGAAGGATATACTGTCAATGTATATCCTGAAAAGAAAGTAAAGCGTAATCCTTACTTGGCATTTGGTGGTTCATATGCTTTGCTTGGTGCATTAGCAAAACGTGGTATTCCAGATGACTCTATGTTCGCAATGCCAACACGTCGTAAGATTAAGTAGTTGACTTAATTTCCTTTTTACTTGATGATGTTCTTATTGGTTAATTAATTGGAGACGACTATGTTATTACACATTCAGACTCAGTATCGCGAGAACTACGGTGCACACAGCTGGGATGGTAAGGGCAGCTGTCCTCAGTATTGGAAGAACAAAGGTGGTGATGACTACCTGGTTGACTTGAACGGGATTGCCGAGTCCCTTAATGATCGTGCAGATGTAGAAGCAATTGTGAAGCGTATGTCGTATAAGATTGAGAGCTTCTCTGACTATAGTGAAGAATTCATTATCTCTTGGGGCTTAGTGGAAGATAATTACCTGACCGATTATGAAAAATCTCAGTTGGAGTATGATGGTGGGATAATAAATCCTGCAACTCGTTTAACTTTAGATAATGTGGAGGTGTGATATGTTGACTTTTTTATGTGTAGGTTTTGTTTTAGTTAGTATTTCTATGTTCTTTGCTTTCTATGTTACTGGTCTTGCTATGGGCGTTGCTAATCTTGGCATTCGTACAGTAGAGAAGATCTTCAAGGAGAAGTTTTAATGAGCAGTCTTTGGCGTAAACGACAAATTAATAATGAGAGAGAATATGAATTCGAATCAGTCTACAGTGAGCCTTCAACTTTGCCTACTCGTCTTTTCGACATCTTTCTTTTGTGTACCGGTTTTGCTTTATGTGTTTATTCGTTTGGCGTTATTCCTGGTCTAGGATTGTCTATCCTTGCTTTGTTTGCTAGAGGTGAGCTGTGACTATCGTGCCTACAATCAGGTACACCGTTAAGACAAGACTCTATGAGATTGTTGAGCTGATAGTGCTTGACGATGGAGAGTCTTGTATTGGTGATGTCATTGAAGTTGCTGGACATACATACGGAGAGGCATGCCGTTGTTATAGAAAGGTAATGAGATAATGAGTGATGCATTTGCTATTTGGTTCTGGAGACCAATGTTTGAGTTCTTAGGAACTGTTGCCTTGTTCATTGGGTTCATAGTACTATGGATAATTGGTGACTGGACCTACTATCGTGTTGTCAAACCGTTACGAGCTTGGTATAAGAAAAGAAAAGAGAACTAATGCATTTTGCTATTACAGGTATTGGATTATATAATGGTCTTGGTAAAGATGCCGTGACTAGTTTCTATGCTTTGTTAGAAGGCAAGAGTGCTATTGTTCCAATCAGCTGGCCAGAGTATGATGATCAGCTATTTCCTCAATCGCACAAAGCAGTACCTACCACTTTAGTTGGTAAGTGTCCTCAACCTGAAGAATCAGAAAATAAACCTAAGTTTGAAAAGTATTGGAGACATTGGGATCCTGTTACTAGAATAGGTTTGATATCAGCCGATGAAGCTGTGAATGATTCTGGTATTGATAGTGTTAATGTTGGAGTTGTCTTTAGTTCATTTGCAGCTGGTACATATGTAAAGTCTGACATGCTAGCAGCTTTTAATCAAGGTAAGAAATACAGTCCTCGTAAGTCTCTTAACATTGGTGGTGAGCACACTGCTGCGCAGGTTGCTGCTGTGTTTGGTTTCAATGGACCAAACTATTCAATGGTCAGTGCTTGCGCTACTGGTATTGTGTCAATCGATGCTGCATGTGCTTATCTGAAAGCTAATCCAGACTTAGATGCTATGCTTGTTGGTGCAACAGATGGGACAACGGATGCTTTTGATATGTACTGGTTCAACTTACTTGGAGCTTTAAGTCCTACAGGTATCAGTGCTCCTTTCGATAAATCTCGTAATGGTTTTGTGATGGGTGAAGGTGCTGCTACTATTATTATTGAACCACTTGTTAAAGCATTGAAGCGTAATGCTAAAGTGTATGCTACTATTGAGGGTTGTGGTATCGTTACCAACTTTGATAGTGACACAAGTCCAGATCCAGAGGGTGAAGGAGCTTACCAATGTATGCTTACTGCTTGTAAGAATGCTGATCTTGATCCTTCACATATTGATTATGTTAATGCTCATGCAACAAGTACTCCAATTGGTGATATAATAGAGTACAATGCCATTGCTAAGATAATTAAGCATGATGTTGTTGTGGTTAGTAATAAAGGACAGATTGGTCATGCTATGAGTGCTTGTGGATTGATTGAAACGATCTACACACTATTAGCAATGGAGACTGGTAAGAGTCCTGGTAATGCTAATCTAGTTGATCCTATTGGTGGTTCTAATTTAATATTACCAACAAAGGCAATTGATGTAGATATTAAGTATGCAATGAAGAACAGTTTTGGTTTTGGTGGACGTAACGCTAGTATGATATTGGAGAAATGGTAATGGATAAACGATTGATGATATCTTGGGAGACTGCTGACTGCATCACAATAGACAATCTGCACGATGTGTATGTTAACACTAAACATGATCTTGCTATGCACTCACGTGGTGAGAGTTGGATGCATGATGAGGATGTGAAAGCTAATAAGAAGTTGGTCAAGGCATTGAAGCGTGTGTTGAAGTACTATGGTAAAGATGTTGATACTGCCCGGCTAGGTCAGTGGTAGTATTTCCCGTAGCAGCCTAAACCCACATTCTATGTGGGTTTTTTATTTGTTGACCTAATTTCCGTATTAGAGCATAATAGCCTTACTGAAACAATTTTAGGAGAAAAGAATGAGTAAATTCAAAGACCTCATCATCGATGTGCAGGACTCAATCCTTCGCGGTCAGTTGTCGTTTAGACAGATCGCTGATATGTACGGCCTTAGTTACGATGATGTTAATCTAATTGCAAAAGAGGTTGGCGAGCAGGGGTTTGATGATGCACGTGCAGACGACGATTCCGGTTTGACTTTCTTCGATTCAGAGTATGAGGAGCGTGTATAATGCAAATAAGTGAAATCATTCCAGCAACGTTGTTAGTTCGTTGTACAATGAAGCTTCATGGTAAGAGAGCTTTCACTAACAAATATAAATCTTGTCGTACAGTTAAGTGCTACCTACCTTCTAATCATATGGAAGAAGTTGAGCTATGTGGTGACATTAGAACCGTGTTAGCAAAGGCTGGTTACAATAGCTACTCAATCACGACCACAAAGGGAACAAAGTGGGGTGCACCTGGATTAATAGTTAGACTTCCGTTATGATTAATTTCAAGTGCATAGCGAAGTCTGCCGGAATCATCTATGATGAGAGTTATGGTGTCATGCATATTCGTTATGATAACTTTATTAAGTACTCGGAGATGTTAATTGAAGAGGGACGTCAGAGGCAGATTAGATCTGAGCAAGCATTGTTTGAATTGGCTAGACTTCGTGAAGAGATTGGGGATGTGTTATGAGCTTTGAAGAAAAGAACCAGGCAGCATTTGATAATCCTCAACCTGGTGATCACTGGCATGAGAGGTTTATCCCATGCTTTCTAGTACTCGACTGCTTAGAGGATGGTACTTTTATTATTTGTGATCAGTATAAGGAAGTTAACAACAACCTTTTGTCGTGGGAAGTAGAGAAGGCTGAGCGAGTAGATAGATCATACTTCAATCGAGTCAAGTACCATTCAATTGAAGGGTTTGTTGCTGATGTATCAACAGTTAAGCATACAGGAGCTGTGGCAAAGTGGGAAATATTTGGACGTCCTGTCATATCGCTAAAGCAACACCAACCTTATGCATCAGACTTTAGAACTGTGATGGAGCAAGGTGTATGAGTGAGTTTAAGGAATTCAATGAAGCGTATGATGCTGCTCTCTTACCAGACAATCCTGATATGTTTAATCTGATTGCAGCCAGGACTAGGTTTAACATCTACAACTCACCTATTTGGTCTGGTCCTGGACGACTCTTTGCTTTGGCATTGATTGAAGAGTGTTGTGATCAAGTTAGGACTGTTGAGGCTGAAGTAATCAGAAAGCATTTTGGAATTGAGAATGGAGATATATCATGAAAGCATTAGCAGAGAGAGTGTTCTTTAAAGAGGACAGAGAAGCAGAAGAAGGGACTATGAAAGTATTTGCGGTAGTCAATATGGTAGAAGAGGTTGAGTATTTGTTAAGAGTATTCAAGTTAGAATCAGATGCGTTTGAATATGCAAAGATGGAAGCAGAGTTGAATGAGTTGGACGAGTATGTTGTGGTTGAGAAAGAGTTGTTGTAATGGATCCAAGTAAAGAGGATATTGAGCTGGCAATCACTAATCTGATGGAGAAAGGTGATTTGCCAGATCCAGAACACTATCCTCGGATAGTTAAGACAATGATAACTCATGAGTTGTATGAGATTGAGAGGAAGAGATATGAGCAAGACGGCGGAGGAATATGAGCTTGAGATAGAGCGACTGAATGGTCAGATTGAGGCACTGCAGTCAGGCTACAAGAAGACTAGGTTAAGAAGGAAGGTAAGAGAGCATGCTTCTGATGCTGGGATAGCGTTAGGGAATAATGAGCTTGATGGAAGTAGGTTGTTTCGACTTGAGAAGTTTGCTAGCTCGATAGTTAGGGAGTGCTCTGACATTGCGTTGCGTGAAGACTTTGATCCGTCCGACTGCATATTAAAAGAGTTTGGGATAGAGAGGTAGGATATGTATGAACGAACGAATTAGACAACTAGCTATTGAGGCTGGATATCTTCCAGATAGTTTTGGTATTGGTCATTGGGATATGCCTGAGTGTGAAAAGTTCGCCGAGTTGATTGTTAGAGAATGTACTGATAGATGCGGTAGCCAGGCTGATCAGAGAAACATACTTAGATCATTTGGATTAGAAGTAGAAAGTAATATCAAGTATCCTGGTCCTGAACGTAACGGTAGTATAAACTCTCAGTATGAAAGAGAATACAATTTGCCTAAGGATGTATCTAGTAATGGAGTTAAGTTATGAAATACCTAGAGAAGATTCTGATTACAATTCTGCTGGTACTGTTAATATCTGTGTACTATTGGAAATAACCCGCATTTGATGCGGGTTTTTTGTCTGTTGACCTAATTTCAATATAATACGATAATTACTTACTGAGAAATTAATTGGAGATTATTATGATGTTAACAAAAAGACAATTCGAAGTTATGTTAGACAAGTATGAAGAGAGTATTGAAGAGTACATTATGTTACCATCCCGTGAAAATTTCAAGTTCATGGAAGAGTTGGTTGCTGAGATTGAGGATGAGGAAGAGATGGAATGGTCGGATGCCTATGATGCATTCAATGATATGGTATCAGAAGTAATGATCAGACGTGCTCGTCAATAAAGAGGAGTATAACATGAATGCAATGTTAGAATTCAAAGAAGTATTCATCGGTCGTTTGTTTCATCTGAATGGTAATGATTATATTAAGATGTCTAACCGTACAGCCAGGATGTTGAATAACGGAAGAATATTCTATATTGGCAAGAGTGAATTTGTTCATTATATTTCCTACTAAGGAGGCAGTATGACATTAGCAGAGATTAATTACATTGAGCAGCAATTATTCCAGGTAGCTCCGTTGACACTTACAGAAGAGCACTTTCCATATGGATTCGAC